TTACATCGGCACCCGGACGGTGACCTTGCGCGGGCGTTCGCTGCCGCTACCCTGCACGAGCACGGTGACGATGCAGGTCTGGCCGTCGGACGACGGCTGGGCAGACAGAAGCTGCCCGCCCGTATCGCGTACCACGCGCGAGGCTGCCGTACCGCAGTCGCCGGCGACCAGCACGAGATAGTCCCGTGCAGTCGCAGGCTCGCCGGGCAGCGCTGCAAATGCAGCGCCGGCGGCCAAAATCGCGATGATCGGCAGTCGCGCCATAGGTACCCGTTTCCACTCAAGCGACAAAAAGATCATGTCCAAAGCATGTTATGGATTATGTACTTGATGACGGCTGAATGGCAAATGAATGCTCTGTAATGCTGCTTTTCACGACGGCGCGGAGGCGGCTTTTCCACCGATCTGACCGGTCGCGACGACGCGGCCGTAGAGCGCCAGAAGACCGCCGACAGCCCCCGCCAGCGTAACCGCGATATTGACCAGCTCGCCCTGCTCATCGGCCCCGATATCAAGGCCTGCAAGGTGAAGCGCCGAGGCTGCAACGGCGATCAGAGCGCCCCATACGGTCTTCGACTGGTACCAGTTCTTCAATTCATTCATCTGTTCATCTCCTTGTTATCAAAGATTGATCACTGCACGCGCTGGAATGCCGAGCGGCACGGCGCGTCCCATCTGCCGCACCCGAAAATCGATCGCCGGCTGCAGGCCGCCGAAATCCGCGACTTCGTCTTCCGCCGGATAAAGCAGGGACGGCGTGTCGAGATCGAAGCTTTTCAGCACAGTGGCGCCTGCCATCAGCTCGACGCGGTATCGCTCCTGCGGTTCGTCCAGCGGTATCTCCGAAGCATCCCAGTCGTCGGCATCGACCCGGCCGCGCCGGATCCAGCCGAGCAGGATGTCGCCATCGGCATTGCGTCCGGCGCGAAGCTGTACCGGGGCAAGCGGCGTCTCGGCGCGTTCACCCCCGGCAAAAACATGGGGGCCGGAGCGCCCGCCGCTGCTGCCGAGGCTTTCGGCCAGCCAGTTGAGCGCCCGGCCACGCTCCTCGCGACCGAGCCCCAGCGGCACGACGGCATCGTCGAGAACCACGCATTCCGCAGCCTCAAGGGCGCCCGCGTCCGATGCGTCCTCTGTCCCTGCCAGTCCGCGCAACAGGCCCGACAGCTGCCAGCGCCCGGCGGAAACCTCCTCGGCCGACGAAAAGCCGAGGATTTCCCACACACCGTTTTGCGCCTTGACGGCAATGCGGTTTTCGCCGGAGAGAACGGCCGAGGCTTCTGCCGAGGCAAGTCCACCGAAATGGAGGTCCAGGTCCAGCAGGTTGGCGCGGTCGAATCGTCCCGACACTCCAGGCCCAAGCGGTGCAGCCAATACCCCGAGCCGCGCCGGACGATCGAGGGTCACGCGGGTGCGGTAGCCCTCGTCCGTCACGGAAGAGGAAATCGCCATCCGCCGCCAGGGCCGGCAATAGCCGGCAACGCAGGCGAAACTTTCGCCCGCAGCCTCCGTCAGTCGCGGCAGGTCGATGAAATGCAGGATTGGCTGGAAGGCATCCGATACGCCGCCGCCGCTCGTATCCCGCCGGCCGGTGGTCACGGCCGCCGGTGGTGGAGGCAGCGCCAGATGATGGCGTGCCTCGATCCGCCGGACGCTGCCTTCCTCGATCCGTTCGACAACGAATATCCCGTCAGGCCCCGGTTCGAGACGAAGCGCATCACCGATCTCGACCGACTGATCGGCCGGCGACAGGGCAAAACTCAGCATGCGCCGTCCCAGCCGTTCGTCCCGCAAGGCAGTCTCGACGGCACCAAGCGCTGTCTCTTCTGCCAGTGTCGCCGGCAGATCGTAGCTCGAGACACGATGGCTGGCCGCATCCAGCAACCGGGAGCGCACGCTTGCCTGCTCGTAGTCGAGCACCGGATTGCAGGAGGTCAGCACGGCTTCCGCGGCGAAATCGCTGTCGTGCCCGCGGCTTTCGCTCCACAAGGGTTCGCCGTCGATATCCGCGACAACGGATACCGCGCGCGACCGGAGACTTGCCCCCTGTCGCGAGCGGAACACCAGCCTGCCGTTATCTTCGGTGGCGTCGATCCTGAACGCATCCATCAACGGTTCCAGCAATGCCCGTGCGGATGTCAGCTCCGCCTGAAGGTACCCGGTCAGATCACCCGTGACCGCCGCGACATCGAAATCCTCGACACCATGATCGGTGAGAATTGCCGCGATCGCATCGGCAAGCGTTGCCGCACCGAGCCTGCCGTTCAGCCAATGGCCTGTGCGCCAGTTGTCGCCGTCGCTCCAGACCGACAGATTGTCTGGAAAAGACGGCGACGGCCGCGCATCCCAGGTCCAGACGAAAATATGACCCGCATCGACCATGCCGGCCGGTGCCTCATCTCCCCGCCAGTGATCGTGATGGGTTTCTAGAAACCGCCGCTGCTGGCTGTCGGACCGCCCACCGGAGGAAAAATAGGGAAGATTGCTTTCCGCCGATTTGGGATCGACGAAGACATTCGGCTGGTTGGCGCCCTTGTCCACCGCCGGGCAACCGAGTTCGGTGAACCAGACCGGCTTCATCGCCGGCACCCAGCCGCTCGGCGAGGCCTTTTCCGCTCCGCCCACCCGGTCGAAATGCCGGTTCGACCACCAGCTTTCGATATCCTTGTAGCGGAACACCCAGGGCTTGCCCGCCAGCCCGTCGGAGATCGGCGAGCGCAGCCGGTCGAGGCGGTCGGCATCGCTTGCATAATACCAGTCAAAACCCTCGCCCGCGGCGATCTGCCCGGCAAACGCTACCGCATCGTCGCGCGAGGCAAATCCGTCCGGGTTTTCCGCCGCCAGATCGCCATCGCGCCAGTCGGAGAGCGGCATGTAATTGTCGATGCCGACAGCATCGATATCGGAAGAAGCCCAGAGCGGATCGAGGTGGAAGAACACGTCGCCCGATCCGTCCTCAGGGTGAAACCCGAAATATTCGCTCCAGTCGGCGCCATAGGTGATCTCCGTCCCTGTCCCCACCCGCGCCCTGACATCCGCGGCGAGATCGACCAGTTGCTCGACGAAGGGAAAGCGATCCGCCTCGTCGCGCAACTGCGTCAGGCCGCGCAGTTCCGAACCGAGAATGAAACCGTCGATGCCACCCGCACCGGCCGCCAGATCCGCATAATGCAGCAGCATGCGGCGATACCCTTCGCTGCCGTCGCTGAAGGCCTCGACCTGTGTCCGCGCCGCCGCCGTCCTGTCGGGAGATCCGCTTTCTCCCAATGCGGGATGGCAGGTGATCCGTCCCCGCCAGGGATAGGCCGCCTGCTCGCTGCCGCCATGGGGATCGGGCAGGCCGTTGCCCGGCGGAATGTCCATCATCACGAACGGATAAAGATAGACCTGCAGCCCGCGCGCCTTGAGGTCGGCAATCGCTGCACGGACGCTCGCATCGCTCGGCGTGCCGCCATAGGCCGGCCCGCCATCCCGGCGGCTGACGAGATGCGCCCCACTCCTTGCAATCCCGGCCACCGACCACGGATCGCTTTCGTCCCGCCGCGTCTCGACCTCGACGCCCGGCACAATCCGGCACGACCCGGCGCGCAGATCCGTGCCGAACCACGAGACGACCAGCGCCACCCGTTGAAGGTTGGGGCAAAGCGCCTGCAGTTCGTCGATCGACGCCTGCCAATCGGTCAGTGCCACAGTCGTATGCCGGTTGACGATCCGGCCGCTGCCTTCGCCGGTCTTCTCCGTTACCTGGCGCGTCTGGTAACCGTGTTCGGTCGCACCTGGAATGATCGTCACGGCGCGGATCAGGCTTTCCAGTTTTCCGACCGGCCGCAGCACCTCGAATTGCAGAACCGGGATGCGATTGCCGAAGACATCGAGCGGCAGCCGTTCGAAGACGACATAGGCAAGGCCCCGATAGGCCGGGACCAGACCCTCGCCCTGCTTTGCCTCGATCAGCGGATCGGGCAATTGCGCCTCGTCGCCGCGATAGACGCGCATTTCGATTGCGGTCAGGTCGATCTCGCGGCCGTCGGCCCAGACGCGTCTCACTGCCGCGATCGGCCCCTCGCACAACCCGATGGCGAAATTGGCATAGTAGTTGAATGTCTCGACCCGCGCTCCCGTGGCCTTGCCGCCGGTGCGTTCGCTGGTCACGTCCTCCTCGAAACGGGTCGCCCAGATCAGCGTGCCGCCGATCCGCGCCGTCCCGTAGAGGCGGCTGATCGCCGTACCTTCGTCGGCGCCCGGAATACGGGCCGTGCCGAGCCTTGCGCCCGATATCGTCTGGCTGCCGTTGAGCAGAGCCCGGTCGACGACACTGCCGGCCAAAGCGCCTGCTGCCCGTCCGACGACTGCGCCGAGCGGACCGAACACCCCGCCGAGGGCTGCCCCCGCTGCCTGGAAAAGAAGAGTGGCCATAGGCTCTCCCGGCGCAACCGTCTTCACGACTGGGTGCGCGTCAAAATTGTGATAGCGTGTGGATGTTCGAGGGCAAAAGCAGTGGTCGCCGAGCCAGCCCGGCGCGTCGGTGAAGACCGGCTACACCGACTTTGGCAGAAGCCCTGCTTTCGAACCTGGAGGTAGTGTTATGAGGCTTAGGCCGATTGGCGTTACACTTACGGTTCGGATAACTCGGACAGGCTGGTCAATAGCCGTCCGAGTTATCCGCACCTAAGTAAGCCGGTGGGCGGGGTAGCAGCCCCGCTCACCACTCCAGCAATATACGCCAGTTCGCCGTCGTTTTCAATCAATCCGTGCTGCCGGGAAGCGGTGCACGGCGGCGATCCGCCGCCGCCATGACGGCACCAGCGCCGAGCGTATTACAGACGCCTGCTCATAGGCATGGATGAAATGCGACGGCCCGACAAGGATGCCCGCGTGTTTTGCCGCGCAGTCCGGCCGCCAGCGAAACAGCAGCAGGTCGCCCGGCTCCGCCGATGACAATGGCAACGGCTGTCCGAACAGCCGGCATGCCGCGTCTGTCAGCCTGTCCTTGCCACTCCGCTCTGCCCAGTCCGGCGCATAGGGCGGCACCGTTTCCGGCTCGTCACCGTAAAGCTCGCGCCAGATACCGCGGATCAGACCGATACAATCGCAGCCGACAGCCTTCACAGCGCCCTGATGCCGGTAGGGCGTGCCGATCCAGCCTTCCGCCAGCGCGACGATATTCTCTCCCATGGCGCTCATTCGAAGATCGGGCCGCCGTCATGGACACGCTCCCCGTCGGCGTAGGAATAGGCGAAATCGGCGCCCGGCACATGCGGGAAACCGCGAAAGTTCTCCGGGTTGGAAAACCGCTGCCGGCAGGTCAAAAACGTCTTGTCGCAACCGGCAGTGACGGTGAAAGCCCGGCCGGCCTCGACCTCCTCCTCCAAGGGCAGCCAGAGCGACAGAACCGTATTGCCGTCCGATTGCCGTTGATGGCTATCCACCTCGGCGACCGGCCCACCGGAAAACTCGATCCGTCCCTGGCGGAAGAAACCGTCGGCGAAGCCATCGACACCCGAAAGCACAAGCCGGCTGCAGTCGATCATCTCGATCAGCACGCCCTCGCCCCGCCAAGCAGCAAGATCCACCCGGCAACGGCTGTCGCCGAGGCTGGCATCACAACGGCGATTATAGAGCCTGCCCTGTGGCTGGCCCAGACGGTGCGCCATGCTGCGCAACTCGGCGCGAAACTCGCCGCCCGCCCGGACGACCTCGCCGATCTCGCGCGTCGTCAACCGCATATGCTGGTCGGGTGCTGCCCAGTTGACCAGAAAAAACTCGACTCGCGCACCGTCGTAACGGCCTGCCCCCAGATCGGCCTCGTCGATCGCGTTGCTGGAGAAACCGCCGGCCACCTCGTCGGCCTGCGCACCCAGGCCTGCCGCCTGTTCCGTCTCGCTTGCGGTAAAACCGCTCGCTGCAAAAAACTGCGTGCCGTCGAACGCCAGGTCGCGATCGTGGTCGGTAAAGCCGATCACCATGCCGTCGCGCCGCGTCACCCGCCAGCAATTGCAGGTGGTCGTCGCTTCCTGATCGAGATGCGCCTTCAGCGCCGCCGGGATCGTCCTCATGCCAGCACCTCCGTCAGCGGAATGCTCGGGATACGCCCGGCGTCGAAATGGGCGAGATCGACGTCGATCCGGTCGGTGTCGAAACGCACCGGCACGTCGAATTCGAATCCGGCCTGCAGCAATGAACCCGCCGCCGGCAGATGGCCTGCGGCAAATGTGACGATCCCGGTCGCCGGATCGACCGCATAGGCCGATTGCGGCACGGATGTTGCGTCGATCGACACCAGCACCATCGCCGCCACCGGTTTGGCGATCCGCCGCGTCCAGCTGCCGCCTGCGTCCTGATAGGCCTTGGTGAGTTGAAAGGACGCCGTCGTTCCGTCGCCGGTCCCCAGAACCTGGTCACTTGCCGATACCGTGCCACCCGGCGGGCAGGACGCCCAGTCGACCGGATCGCGGAACCGGAAGCCGTAAAGCTGGCCTCGGCGCGCCTCGAAAAACTCCAGCACCGCGTAGAGATCGGCAAGCGATCTTATGCCCGAGCCGGCGTCGTAGCTGCGGCGACTGTCGCGCCAGCGCTGGTTGCGCTGCTCGCGGCCGTTCGACAGGTTGACGATGTCGGTACGTCTGACCGGCCCGCCGCTGGCACCGAGCGCCACCCGCAAGGGAAAACGCACCTCGTGAAATCCGCTCATCTCCGTCTCCCCGTCACAGCCCGCGCCTGCCGCGCATCACGCTGCGTGCCAGCATGGCCGAGATCTGGCCTTCGCTTTTCCTGAAACTTGCCGCATCGGTCGCCGTCACGTTGAAGACGACCTGCGAGGTCGCACCGCCGCCGGCGGAGGCAACCCCGAGCGAACCGTCGGCGCCGCGTTTCAGCGGCAGGATCGCCTCGGCACCTGCCTCGCCCATCAGCCCCGTTCCGCCATCCATCGGGAAATAGCTCGGCGTGCTGACAACGCCGCCATTGGCAAAGGGCGTCACCGAGCCGATCAGCGAACCGACGGCATTGCCGAGCAGTCCTTCGAGCGGCTTCAGCCCGGCCGAAAGGGTGATGTCGGTCAGCCGGTTGCCGAGTCCCTTGAGCACATCCTCCAACCCCTTGCCGCCGGTCGTGGCCGATTTCAGCGCACCGGTCAGCGCCGCGCCGAAACGTTGCGAGCGGGCTTCAAGGTCGACCATCACATCGGACAGTGCATCGGCGTTCGCGAGCGTGCCGGATAAGGCCGTATCGTCGTTTTCCATCACATCTTTCTCCACGGGGGCATGCCCCTTATCCGATTGCCGCCACCCTCTCCCCGTTCTGACGGGGAGAGGGGTATGCCGCGCCGTCTCGGTCCTTCTCAAACGTTGCGCGTGGCAGGCACCCTCTCCGCGCCTGTGCGGAGAGGGTGAGAGACATCTCCATCCGGAAACGCCTGCATCAAAGCCTCGAGCCCGGCCCTGTCCGTCACAGCACCGGGCGGCGTCATGCCGCCGGTCATCACAAAAAACTCGATCGGGGTCAGTGCCCAGAACTGCCTCGATGAAAGCCGCAGCAGGCAGAAGCCGACATGCATGACCGCATCCCAGGGAAAGGGCCTCGGCGGCACTTCCTCCCGGCTGTGATCGCCCTGTCGATTTCCGCCCGCTGCGGCCCTCAAGGGTTTGCCGCAACATGTCCTTCCGGCCCGGCAAAGGTTGCCGTCAGGAGATCCCCGACCATGCCGGCATAGGTCAGCAACCCGCCTTCGACGCTCATCGCCGCCACCTCGTCGTCGGAGAGAAGATTGCCACCACCGCGCAGGCCGGCGCCGATGATGCGGATCATGTCGGCCGCCTTCAGCCTGCCGGCGGCAAATCGCGCCGCAAGGCCCGAAAGATCATCGACGGCAAAGGCGGTTTCCAGTTCGGCCAAAGCGCCGAGCGTCAGGCAGAGGATACGGCGCTCGCCGTCGATCACCGCCTCGACCTCGCCGCGCCGCCGGTTGGCCCGGCTACCCCGTTCGCCAAGCCCGGCCATCACGGCGCTCCGAACGCAAGCGCACCGGCTGATTCGAGCGCCAGTTCGAAGCGCACCTCGCCATTGTGCTCGCCGGAATACTCGAGCGCCGTCACCTGGAACGGCCCGGTGATCGTTCCGAAACCCGGTATCACCACCTGCCAGTCGATGATCGAGGATGAAAAGAACGCGCCGCGCACCTTTGCGTCGCTCGCCTGGTCCTTGAAGATGCCGGCGCCGGTCAGCGATGCCCGCTGCACGCCGGCGCCGCCCATAAGTTCGCGCCAGCGTCCGGCACTTTCGGCATCCGTCACGTCCACCGTCTCGGCGTTGAAGGCGAGGCGTTTCGACCGCAGCCCCGCCACCGTCATCAATGTGCCCCCGTCATCGACCTTCAAGAGCAGGTCCTTGCCTTTCTGCGCTGCCATGCCGCAATTCCTTTCCGGTTGGTTCTGATCTTCCGTCGTCCGGCCACTTCTCGATGCTCACCGGACCTGCTACAGGCGTGCCTGCATGCCGCCTTTGTGCTGCCTGCCCCCTTGTGCCCCTGCCTGCCCCTTGTGCCCCTGCCTGCCCCTTTGCCCTGCCTGCCCCTTTGCCCTGCCTGCCTCTGTGCGATGTCTCAAAGCCCATGACCTATTCCCTCAGCTCGGTTCGAACCGTCAGTGTCCTTGCTTTGGGACAGCTGATCGGATGGGGCACGACGTTCGAGGCGGTCGGTGCGATCGGCCGCAAGCTTGCGCCGGATCTCGGCCTGGCGAACGAAATCGTCTTTGCCGGCCTGTCGGTGATGATGGTGACCAGCGCATTGGCAAGCCCGCTGACCGGCCGCATGCTCGATCGTTTCGGAGCATCGCGGGTTCTGGCCGCCGGCACGCTGTTTTTTGCCGCCGGGCTCTGCGTGCTGGCAAGCGCCCAGGGAGCTGTCAGTTATATTGCCGCCTGGGCCGTTCTCGGTCTCGGCGGAGCCTTCGCTCTCAACGCACCGGCATTTACCGCCGTGGTCGAGCGTGAAGGTTTCGAGGGCAAGCGCACGATCACCGTGCTGATGCTGTTCACCGGCCTGTCTCCCACCATTGCCTGGCCGCTGTTGAATGTGCTGCACGACATGATCGGCTGGCGCACCACCTTCCTGTGCGGTGCGGGCCTGCATATCTTCGTCTGCCTGCCGCTCTATCTTTTCGGCCTGCCGAAACCCGCCGAGGTGGCGAGCAGCCGGGCATCCGCCGATCTTTCCCCCGTGCCGCTGACGCCGGCCGGCAGGAAGACCGCGTTCATCCTGGTGGCGCTGACGACGGCGATCGCATCCTTCGTCACCTTCGGCCTGTCGCCGTCTCTGCAGGAAGTGCTGCGCCAGTCGGGTGCGACGCCGGAGCTTGCATTGCAGCTTGCAGCCGCACGCGGCGTGCTGGGCATCTCGGCGCGCGGTTTCGACATGTTGCTCGGCAAGCGTGGCAATCCGTTTCTCACCTCGGTCACCGGCATCGGCCTGATGGTTTTAAGCTTCACCAGCCTTCTGGTGCTGCCGCCCTCGACCTTCAGCCTCTATGCCTTCATCACGCTTTACGGCTTCGGCGCGGGGATCCTCGTCGTTGCCCGGGCGCTGCTGCCGCTTGCCCTGTTTTCACCGCGCGAATACGGGCGTCAGGCGTCGCGACTGATGATGCCGCAGAATATCGCCAATGCGGCAGCACCGATCCTGTTCACGGCGCTTCTCGACCGGACAGGCGTCTCAACCGCGCTGGTCATTTCGATCACGCTGGCATGTATCGCGCTTGCGGCGGTGACCATGCTGATCTCGCTGGTCCGCAAGGCTTCGGTCGCCGGCTCTCTCACTCCGTCACGGCCCTGAAGCGCATTTCGGCGAGGAAATATTTGGTCTTCGGCTCGCGCCGGCTGCGCGTACCGATCCTGAGCAGGCTGACCAGCACGGCATCCTGCAGCACCAGAGCCGCATCGTCGAGCAGGACCGTCACCTTGTCGGCGATCTCCTGGGCCTGCCTTCGCCCGTCGCCCTCCGACCAGATTTCCAGGGTCAGGAAATGTTCCTCGCCGGGTTCGGTCGCAGTCGAGAGATCGCGCGTTTCCAGCTCGCCGAGAACGATTGCCGGCAGTCTCGGCCGTGCCAGCAGCCGGTCGCGGATACCGTCCGGGCCGATCATCGCCATCAGCCCGGCGTCGCCGGAAAGCCTTGCATGGACTGCCTGCAGCAAGACGTTTGCAGCCGTCATCGGGCATCCTCCTCGCAGAGACAGGTCAGGTAACGGCCGGTCTCGTCCGGGTCCTGAACCAGCTTGACGGCAAACAGCCGCGTTCCCTTGCGCAGCCGCTGCCCGGCTGCGACATCGGTGCGGAACCGCAGCCAGATGCGATGGGTGATCGTTCCGATCCCGGCTCCCGCCCGTTCGGTCAGCGCCGACGAGACCGGTTCGATCCTTGCCCACATGGCGGCGGTCTCGGTCCAGGTCAGCGTCGCACCGCCCTGCCCGTCCGGCACACTGACCGGCCCTTCGAGCGCCAGCCGCGCCGTCATCTGGCCGGCATCGAAAAACACCACCATCAGAACCTCCGCATCCGGAAGGGCGAAATCAGCCGCTCGTAACCGTCGGGAATTCCGGGCGGCTGCTGGTCGGGCGAGATCGCGCCGCGAAAGGCGAACATCTGGCCGATATGGATCAGCATCGCCCGTTTCAGCGTATCGGGCAGATCGGTGCCGGCCTCGCCGTAACCGGCGGAAAAGTCGATCTCGATGCCGTTGACCGTTCGTCCGGTGACCGGCGTATGGCGCAGCCACAGCCGCGCCGGCCGGCCCGCGCCATCGAGCAGATGGTCTTCAAGCGACACTTGAACGGGCTCTCCTTCGAGACCGTAAACCGTAACAGTCTTAATCTCTTGCACCGGCGACTTCAGGATGCGGATCACGCCGCCCTGCGGCCAGCGGTCGAGATAAAGTCGCCACGTCTGAGCGATCAGGCAAAGTCCCGTCTCGCGTTCGAGAAACTCTCGGGCGGTGTTGACGAGCGACTGGAGAAGCGCGTCCTCTTCCGCACCATCGAGACGCAGATGCGCCTTCACCTCGGCAAGCGTCAGCGGCTCCGCGGAAGGCGGAGTGATCAGGGTGTAGGTCATGGGAAGGGCTTTCGAAAGAAATGGGAATACGAGCGGCCAGCTATCCCCTCACCAACAAAATCCAAGACTTAGCTGCCGCTAAGATCTTGATTTCATGACCTCTCCCACAAGGGGAGAGGTAGGGCGCCGAGCTTGCGGCGGGTTATCTCTCCCCTTGTGGGAGAGATAGCGATTTCAACATTTAGCCAAAGGCCAGGTGTTGGAAATCGCAAGTGAGGGGATTACGAGGCAGCAAACTTCACCAGCTTGATCGCCTCGAAATTCTGCACCCCGCCGCCGACGCGTTTGGTGGTGTAGAACAGCACATAGGGCTTGGCCGAATAGGGATCGCGCAGGATGCGCACGCCGGCCCTGTCGACGACAAGATAACCGGAGCGGAAATCGCCGAAGGCGATGGAGAGTGAATTTGCCGCCACATCCGGCATTTCTTCTGCTTCGGCCACCGGGAAGCCCATCAGCGATGCCGCCTGGCCGGCGGTTGCCGGGGGGCGCCACAGGTAGTTGCCGTCGGCATCCTTGAACTTGCGGATATCGGCCTGCACACGGCGGTTGAGCATGAAGGTGCCGTTCTGCCGATGCCCGGCCTTCAGCGCATAGATCACATCGACCAGCGTGTCGGACGGACCGGTCGATTTCCAGGCATCGGCGGCACCGGTTGCGACATAACCGAGATTGCCCCAGGTCCAGGCGCTGTCTGCCACCGCCGTATAGCTGAGAAAACCCTTCGGCCGGTTGATGCCGTCGCCGCGGATGAAGGCGTCGCCCTCCTGCTCGGCAAAAACGATATCCACCTCGCCGGCGATCCAGGCCTCGATATCGACGGCCGCATCATCGAGCAAGCCTTGCGTTGCCGCCGGCATGGCATAAAGTTCCATGGTCGGAAACGAGAGTTCAGCCAGCTGCGGTGCATTGGTCTGCGGTCTTGCCGCCGTCTCGGCCACCCAGCCGGTGGCAAGGCCGGTGGTGGTGAACGGCTTCTTCAACACGGCGCTGGAGACGGTGCGCACGGTCGACAGCGCCCGCATCGGCGAGACGACCGAGACCCGCCTGCCGATCTCGCTGTCGGTCTCGTCGGGCACAAGATAACCGCCATCGGCGCCGGTGCCGGCCGACATCGCCTTCGCCTCCAGTTCGCGCAGGCCCGCCTCGTCGCCGCGGCGGACATAGGCATCGAAGGCCGCCTTGTGCTCCACCGCTTCCGGCGACAGATCGCCGGCATTGCGCGAAGAGCCGAGCTGCGGTCGCGCCTTTTTCAGCACCAGCTGATCGAGCAGCTTCTTCTGGTCGTCCACTGCCCGGTTGATGCGATCCATCTTGTCGCGGGTGACGACGTCGGCGGTCAGCTTCTGCTCGATCTCGCCGAGCCTGCGGTCGTTGACATCCTTGAAGGCCTCGAAAGCCTCCATGAATTCGTCGAAGGCGGCCGTCACCGTCTCCGGTATCGCCTTGACTTCGGGCGCTACCCTGGTTCCCTGCATGATCCCATCCGTCATATCGATTTTCCCTTGAGGCTTGAGGTGAACATCATCTTCGCCGCCCGCCGCATCTGGCGGACGAGTTCGGTTTCCCGGTCGCGGAAGAACCGCGCATGCTTGACGTCGGAGACCCTTGCCGATGGCAGCATCGGAAAGGTGACGACGGAAATTTCCCAGAGATCGGCTTCGAGAATGCGCCGCACCCCGGTCTTCGCATCGGTGCGCGCCTTGACGGTGCGAAAACCGATCGACAGCCCGTCGAGCGCACCGGATTTCATCAGCGAGAACACCTCGCGGGAGCGCCCGACGCCGGGGGCCAGCACGCCCTCGACATAAAGCCCGCGGGCATCCTCGCGGATCGTCTTCCAGGCGCCGATCGGTTCGTTCGGATCGTGCTGGTAGAGCATCCGAACGCCGGGCGCGCCGCGGGCGACGAGCGAGCTCAGAAAGGCGCCGCGCTCGATGCGATCCTTTCCGAGGTCGACCTCGCCGAAGACGCTGGCATAACCGGAAAACGTCCCGTCGCCGGCAATGCCGGCAAGTTCGAGATTGGCGAATTTGCGCGCAGTTGGGCGCATAGGGGCGCAGTGCCCGCGGTAAGCGTGCATGAAAGTCTCCCTGCAGATTTCGAAAAGCTGTCGCCGGCCAGTATTTGGATCCTCGGGTCACGCCCGAGGATGACGAGTGGTCAGGAGCGGACGAGCAGATGGCGAGGTCCGAACGGCCAGAGCCCGACCCTATCTGCCGGCGACCCGGCTCATTGTGGTCAGCTTGCCCGGACGCTCAGTGCTCCACAGAAGGCACTATCTCGCCCTCTGTCCTCCGTCATCCTCGGGCGTGAACCGAGGATCCCAACAGGAGCGGATGTGTCGGGTCTGGATTGCCAATTCTAGCGCCTGCTGCCGCCATACCGTTCCGCCACCCGCGACAGCGCTCCCAGCGCCCACCAGGCGCAGAGGCTCGCCGTGGCCGATCCCGCCAGCATCGTCTCCGGCCCCGACAGCATGCCGGCAATGCCGAGCCGTTCCGACAACCACAGCCCGGTCGGCCCGCCGAAGATCAGTCCGCAGGTCAGCCCCGTGGCAAACCGGCTCGCCGCCTCGCGCCTGCTCTTGGGCAGAAGATAGATCAGCGACACGCCGGCACCGGCCGTAGCGCCGGCGGTCTTTGCCGCCCAGACGCCGAGGATCGCGCCCGGATCCTGTCCGAGGTCAGCCATTGTTAATCTCTTGTTGGTTAGAGGGACGGTGGCGGCGCGCGCCACGATAAGGCCTTGGCACCGGGCATCGAACACTGGTTGGAAGTCAGCCCGGCGTGTTCCCGGCTGGCCGACCTCAAGCTGCCAAGGCAGAGCCTACCGACGTCAGCTTGATATTCATGAACATCTTGAATCGCTTGGCGAGGAGCCTTGAAAGGTTGAGTCCGGGGCCTCACAGGTTGAGTGAGGCTGCTATCCGGCGCGGATGGAGTGGAAAGGCGCGAGCTACAAGTATCAATCAGTCCAGCTTGAACGGTGGATATTCTTGCTCCACCTCTCTTGGTGCCTGACGCCCATGACGGATTGCGACGAGGACGATACCGAGGTCGTCCAGCTGATAATCAATTTGATAACGAGCACTTACATAACGCCGTACTCCTACGGCGCCATCGACAGCAGGCCCGACCTGGGGATACTCGCCGATCAGACGGACAGCCGCACTTATCCGGCGAATGACTGCCAGCGCTGCCCTCCTATCGAATTTGGCCAGATAACCCTGCTCACTCCTGAAGGTAGGCCAAAACGCGATCCGAAAGCCGGATATTCATCAGGCGGTATCTTCTCGCGACAACCGCTCAAGCTCGGCGAAGACCTCCTCGGCATCATGCACGCGACCGGCCTTCACGTCTTCAAGGCCTTGCCGGATTTCGAGCAGATCACTACCCTCGTTGATCAGGAAATATTTCAGCGCCCGGACGATGACCCAGCTTCGGCTGCGGTCGGCTGTCTCCGCGATCTTCTCGATGTCGTCGAGAATGTCCTGCGGCACGCGCAAGGTGATCGGATCAGACAGAGCGGGCTTTTCGGCATGGGTCTTTTCGGGGTTTTTCCGATCCGGCATGGCAGCCTCCATTTGTAATACGGCGTATTACAAACACACCCGCAGCAGTTTTGCCTCAATAGCCGACCGCCTGGCGTTTTTCGTCGTCGGTGAGGAAATCCGCCGCCCCGACCCTTGCCCACAATGCCTCGCGCTCGCTTGCCAGCCCGGCGATCCGGTCGAGATCCGGCTCCAGCCGCACCCCGTCGTGGATATCCGACAGCCAGGCGGAAAAGCTTGCGGCGGTGCGGGCAATCAGCGGCAGAACCGTCAGCCGGTAGAAAGCCCGGTTGGCCTCTTGGTAATTGGCATAGGTATTGTCGCCGGGAATGCCGACCAGCATCGGCGGCACGCCGAGCGCCAGCGAGATGTCGCGGGCGGCACCGTTTCGCGCCTCGATGAAATCCATGTCCTTTGGCGACAGGCCCATCGCCTTCCAGTCGAGCCCGCCTTCGAGCAGCAGCGGCCGGCCGGCATTGACGGCGCCGGAATAGCCCGTTTCCAGCTCATCCTTCAGCCGCTGGTACTGGTCGGCGGAAAGATTGCCGCCATCCTTCGGCTGATAGACGAGCGCGCCGGAGGGCCGTGCGGAATTGTCGAGCAACGCCTTGTTCCAGCCGGCCGCGGCATTGGAAAGGTCGAGCGCTGCACCGGCTGCGACCAGCGGCGAAAAGCCGGAATGGTCGTCGAGCGGATGAAACAGCTTGAGATGCAGCAGCGCAAGCCGGCCGTCGTCGACCTCCGCCACCAGCCTGCGCGTGCCGTTGCCGGCGCGGTAATCGTAGGCGGCCACCCAGCCGTCGCGCCCCTCGACGACGCTTACCCGGTCGGGCCGCAGCAGATGCAGTTCGCGCAAGACCCCGCCGATCATCAGCGGCTCGACATAGGCATTGCCGGATAAAAGCAGGTGGCCGTAGAGCGTCTCGAAAAAATCCGGCCCGCCCTGCCGGCCGTTGGGACGCGCCAGAAGCGCCAGCGCCGGATGGTCCGCCATCTCGGTCGCCCCCCGATAGGCCAGCCACGGAACTGCCGCTGCCGCCTCGGCGATCATCCGCATGGCCCGATGGGCGACCGGGTTCTTCATGAAACCGGTGCGTGCCAGCGCCGCATAGGAGCGGCCGGACCAGTGCGCCGCCGCCTCGCCCGACAACAATGCGAAGGCTGCGGCGCTACCGGACGCCATCTTCGCCTCGACGGCCTGGGCAGCAGGCACGGCCTTGCGTTCCCCCGTGGAAAACCACGGCAGGCGGAAGGGAGATTTCAT